CTAGGTTAAGACAAGCTGGTCTTAATCCTAATTTAGTCTATGGAAAAGGTGCCGATAATACGGCAAGTTCAATCCAAACCCAAGCGCCACAAAATTGGAATCCCCAAGCACCTAAAATAGATCTATCGGGATTATCCAATACAATGTCGACCTATTACGACACAAAAATAAAACAATTAAACTTAGATAATGTTGCGCAAACCATTGCTACAATGAAAGCAGAAGAGAATCTAAAAAAAATAACCGCGTTAAATGTTGCTAGTCAAACGGATCGTACACAGTATGATCTTAATTTTAACAAGGAAATGAAAGACGTTATCGTCTCTGAAATGATGTTGCGCAACAAAACAATGGAAACAAATATCAAAGTAACACTAGGAAAATACGAGCTCGATAGAATGGCAAACGCGAGTAATATAGCCAAGACTGTCCAAGATATAGCAAAAAGTAAACAAGATGTATTAACCCAACAATTACAAAACGCAAACTTACCATTACAAAAAGAAAAACTAAATTCGGAAATAAATAGCCTAAAAATGCTAATAAACAATGCTGATCTAGACAGACAAATAAAGCATATCGAATTAGAAAACTACAAAAAAGGCATACAAAAAAACGATAACATTTGGTATCGTAATATATGGAATGGACTAATGGGTAATCAAAGTGAAACGTCGAAACAAAATGCCGAGTGGAAAAAAACGACCTATGGAGGTCGTGATGGATTCGATGCTAGTGGTAACGCCGAATCACTATTTAACAAAATGAACAAACCTAACTACTATAAGCCGTAAACGGATCAAACAAAAATCAATTTATTGAAATTTGTTTGAACGTAACAAGCGAAGCGCGTTAGGATAAAAATAAACACAACGACAAAACGCGAATAAAACGTGAATAAGGAGGAGTGTAAAAATAAAAGTAACAAGCAAGCGAAAAAAACTAAAAAAACAACAATATGTACAAAAGAAAAAGTTACGGCACAAAGGGTAAGCGCTCTAGAAGGCGCACTTCAAAATTCTACACAGTATCACGAGGAGGTATTAGACTATGATGAAAAATCTATTCAATTCGGTTCAAATGATGAAACCGAAAAAAAACAAATTCGACTTAACACACGATGTAAAAATGTCCGGCATGATGGGAAACCTTATGCCATGTATGGTCGCCGAAGCAATTCCTGGCGACAAATTCTCATTATCATGCGACACAATGGTACGATTCGCACCATTAATCGCACCTGTTATGCACCGAATGGATGTAACAGTACACTACTTCTTTGTCCCCAATCGTATACTATGGGAAAATTGGGAAAAATTTATAACAAATGATGTAACTGCGGGTCTACCTTATATACAAATGGCCGATTCACTAACGGCAAACCAACAAAAACTAGCTGACTATTTAGGCGTGCCACCATGTCCGATTGGCGCACCGGCCGAAAATGTCAACGCACTACCATTCGCGGCGTACCAAAAAATCTATAATGATTACTACCGCGATGAAAACTTAATAACTGATCTCGCAACTAATATTGCGCTACAAGACGGGTTTAACCCAATCGGGGAATTATGCACATTACGAAAAAGGGCATGGGAACATGACTACTTCACCGCGTCTCTACCATTCGCACAAAAAGGTCAAGCGGTTGAACTTCCATTAGGCGAAGTCCAACTAAAAACCGGATGGGATGGCTCTGTAGGTGAAGCCCCATATTGGGCGGACACAAATAACGATCCGGCAACCGTAAACGGTCTAAATTCAAGAATTTATGAAACGGCTAACGATCGTATTGGATCATTAATTCCTTCAACCGGTCAAACTCAATCACCATTGGCATACGATCCAAATGGATCACTAGTGGTAGGGGCAACAACTATCAATGAATTAAGGCGTGCCGAAAAATTACAAATGTGGCTTGAAAAAAATGCGCGTGGTGGTACTCGCTATGTCGAAAACATTTTAGCACATTTCGGTGTTAGATCATCCGACAAAAGATTACAACGCCCCGAATACATCACCGGCACAAAATCACCGGTAGTTATTAGCGAAGTATTAAACAGTTTTGGTGATGCAAATATCCCAACCGGATCAATGGCCGGCCACGCGGTAAGTATTGGACAAGGTTATAATGGTCAATATTATGTAGAAGAGCATGGATACATCATGGGGATAATGTCAGTCATTCCAAAAACATGCTACCAACAAGGTATACCAAAAAACTATCTCAAAACGGATCCACTAGATTTCTATTGGCCTACATTTGCGAATATCGGTGAGCAAGAAGTAAAACTTAATGAACTATATGCGTATACGGCCAACTCTCAGGATACATTCGGTTATGTACCCCGATACGCCGAATATAAATATATTCCTAGTAGAATAGCTGGAGATTTCCGTACATCATTATCGTATTGGCACTTAGGTAGGATCTTTGCTAACGCACCAACTTTATCGCAACAATTTATTGAAGTTGCGCCGGAAGATGTCGATAGAGTCTTTGCGACTTCCGCTGTAAGTGGTGATGATCTACTATATATCCAAATAGTAAATAAAGTAACTGCAATTCGTCCAATGCCTGTATATGGCACCCCTATGTTATAATATGGCACAATGTATCGCACCATTTAAACGAAAAACGGGAGAGGTATTCCCATGTGGAAAGTGTTACGATTGCAAGGCTAGGAAAGTAAATGGGTGGGCGTTTCGTCTACAAAAAGAGGCAGAGATTTCAAACTCTGCCTTTTTTCTTACCTTAACTTATAATCAGGAAACTGTTCCAATATCACCCAACGGACTACCTACGCTCTTCAAAAGAGATGTGCAACTCTTTATGAAACGCCTGAGAAAGGCAAATACAAACAAACTAAAATACTATCTCTGCGGGGAATATGGGGGCAAGACACAACGGCCCCATTATCACATATTAATATTCAATGTAGACATCGAAACAGTTCGCGAAGCATGGGGTAATGGTTTCGTACATGTCGGAAAATTAAGCGAAGCGTCTACAGTGTATACATTAAAATACACATCAAAAGAGGAAACAATTCCCATGTGGGATTGGGACGACAGACAAAAAGAATTCCCGTTAATGTCTAAAGGACTAGGGAAAAACTACTTAACTAAAGCAGTAAGAAAATGGCATAAAGCCGATCTAATCAATCGTGTTTATTGTCCATTAAAAGATAATTTAAAGGTGGCAATGCCACGATATTATCGTGATAAAATATACACATGGCACGAAAAAAATATCATTCGTGCATTCTACGAAAACAAAGACAAGGGTATAGATGTGGATAAAAGTAGAGAAGAAATATATGCAGAATTAGATTATAAGCATAAAATTGCGTTAAATAAAATTCGGAAAACAACCGAAACAAGAAAATTAACAATATGAAAAAGGTAACAAACCAAAGAAACTATGTTGTTCCACGTGGAAAAACATTTACTCAACCAAGTATGACAGTACCTGATCAAACTATGTCTCTGCGTACTATTATGGAAAGATACGCGACCGGCATGCCTATAGGCGGTATAAAAGAGGCAATATGGGATGAAGATCCCGAAAACACAATGGGTATAAACCCCAAAACTCTGGATCTTGTCGATATACAAGAACTCAAACTCATCAATCAACAAGATATTGATGATGCAAAACAATACAAACTACAGTTAAAACAAACGGCGCAAGCCGTCAAAGAACTTTCGGAGGAGGCCGGAAGCAACTAGACTACTCGATAGTCTAGTGCTTATTGACACCGGAAATAAGTTCAAAACAAAAAAAAAAAAATATGTTTGGGGTAGATGATGCGGCAGCCGCCGCCATAATACAAGCAGGTGCCACAGTATTAGGCACAAGCGGTAACATGTATGCGCAAGGGCGCATGAATAAAAAAACTCGTCAATGGAACGAGAAAATGTACGAAAAACAAAAACATGACAACCAAAATCTGTGGGCGCAACAAAATCAATACAATAGTCCGGAACAACAAATGACTAGGTTAAGACAAGCTGGTCTTAATCCTAATTTAGTCTATGGAAAAGGTGCCGATAATACGGCAAGTTCAATCCAAACCCAAGCGCCACAAAATTGGAATCCCCAAGCACCTAAAATAGATCTATC